AAGAACCGAAACAACCATTTTCAGAACCACTTACAACATTATTGTAACCAGTTGTTACTGAATAAGCAGCATTGCCAGTATTACCATTACCAGCTCTAATAGTATATGCACCTGATATTGAATTAGAAAGTCCAAATACAGCAGAGTAATTACCAGAATTTGTGTTTGTACTTCCTGCCCCAAAACCTGCTGTTCCACTTATATTATTACTTGCTCCCATTGCTATTGAACTAGATCCACTTGCAGTATTACTTGCTCCTAACGATACTGAACTAGATCCACTTGCAGTATTACTTGCTCCTAACGATACTGAACTAGATCCACTTGCTACTTGTGTATTAGCACTTCTAAACATCTGTAAATCTACAGCATAAGTGCCACGTTTATTTCCACCAGTTGTAGTATTGTCTGGTATAGCTAATGTAAATGCTCCAGTTCCTTTAGGTACAATTGAAATATCAGCATTTGTTGTACTTGCTATTGCAGTTAATGAATCAACATTTACTGTTGCATTTGGTGCTGAAGTGTTTTGTGCTTCTGTGAAGTATGTTAAACCACCTGCAGAAATTGTTGCCCATGTATTATCTCCACGTAGATAAGTTGTTGAATTTGCTGTTCCACTTCCTAAACGTGCTGTCCCAACCGTTCCAGAAGCTAAATTTGAAGCGTTTGTTGCATCCGTATTTGGAACATTTCCAAGTCCTACTGATGTTTTATCTAATGTTTGCCATGACTTATCACCTCTCCAATATTGGGAAGTTGTTCCTACTGAAATTGTAGGTTCCTTTGTTGACAAACCAGTATTGACAGCATTTACAGTTGGAAATTTAGTTGCACTTGCTGTAAGATCAGTTTGTTTATTTGAACTATCTTCTTTTGCAGATAAAGCTTCATTTACATAAGTTAAACTTACATAATTTGTAAGTTCAGCATCCACAAGAGCAACAACATCTGAAGTAATTTTATTGGCAACTGCTTCTGTTGTTGGAAAAGTAATATTATCAATTACTGAAAAATCAATTACTTTATTTGCTGTTGCTTCTGCCCCTAATGATTCAAGAGTTTGATCACCACTATTAATTCCAGATAATTGATTTAACTTTTGTTTATCTTCTGAAATAAGAAGTCCTGCTGTTGTTTCTGTTGCTCCTAATAAGGTAACATCACTTCCAGTTGAACTATTTATTTTTAAAGAAACATCTGTTTGTTCTGATAGAGAAAGATTAGTTGTTGAAGTTAATCCTGCATCAATGAAAGCACGAATTTCTGAAGCTGTAACTTCATTCGTTCCACCTTCATCAAGAATTGTATCTGAATTTTTTCTATGAGCAAGTTCAGTTGGAAATACTTCAATCCAATACGCTTCATTTGTTCCTGGTGTTACATTTACAGAAGGAACAGCATTCACGAATTTCCAAAGTCTTCCATCATAAGTTGCATAATTAATTACTGAATCATCATATTCAGTTGAAATATCGTATGCAATAACTCCATTTGTCAAACATAAAGCAACTAGATCATCATAAATATTGATCATGTTACTATCAAAGTCGGCATTGTCTAAAAAATCATCCTTATTTATTAATGGTGGATAATCTGTTTGCCTTAAAATTAAATTGTCTGTATTCATTTTTATACTTGTCTAAATTTTACACCACTTCTATACTTTTGTTCTTGTCCTTTTAACTTTCTCCATAATAGAAAATCTGAAGAATGCCAGTTCAAATATTTTTCAACTCTTTCTTCGAACACACTTGCTGAACTTCTCGCTTGTTGGATTAGTCTTGACATTGTTTTTTCGTCTGCCTTCTCGCTGTATTGATTTGTTTTTGATACAATACCATAAGGAGTTGAAGTAACGTTCGTATGAGAAAGAAAACGTGCATAAGAATGATGAATTAAAATTGCTTTCAATCCTTCATGCTTATATCTATAACCTCCATATTCGTATTCTTGACCTTCCCATAAATCATAATACTTAACCAAACTTGGAGAAGCAAAATAATCATCTATAAAGTCAAGATAAAAAGATTCTCCCATGAAGGCACGTAAATCAAAATCTTGTGCTTCAAGAATAAAAGGATCAAGTTCTTTTATAGTGTTGATATTTGAAGAAATACTTTTGTATAACTTAATATCATTTATGTTAATCATTGTTTCCATTATAATCCTAACATTTGATTTGATTGTGCTTCAGATAATCCAAATAATACCATCATTGAACCTTTCTTCTGTTCGTTTGTTAAAAGTGGATCAGAAAGCAAAGAAGTCAATGCTTGTGTTCCACCAACTCCAAGAGTTACTGCAAGTAAAGTTGTATCAGATTTTAAATCATCTGCAGGAGCATCACCATTACTTTCACGAATTTCATTTTTAGTGTAATATTGGAAATAATCTGGTTCAATTGCTTTACGATATTTCAATGGTAAAATTGAATAATCATCTGAAGGACAAATATTGTAATAAAATTTACTAAATATTTCTTTTAATATTTCTTCAATTACTAAACGATCATCATATGTAATTGTATTATAATGATCCGAAGCATCTGAAATTTCCTTACTTGTTCCAAGACTTCCTGCTGTTCTTAATAATAAGACTGGTGGAATTAAAAAGTTTTTAATAATTGAATCTCTTGAACTGTTTTCTGTGTATTCGTAAAGTTTATCATAATTTTGAATGTCAACTTTTTTAAGTTCAATTTGTTCATCATTATTTTCTCTTTCCAATACAAGCAATGTTCCTGCTCCATCACCACCTTGAAACCTTCTTAAATTTTCATCAAATTCTTCTGCATCATCTTCCGATTCAGATTTCCCAACTATCAATAAATGTGAAGCAAGAAAGTTTTTTGAAGCTGTATTGTTTTTAAAGAATTTCAATTGTCCTTCAGTCATCATATCTTCAAGAACAGAATCATATGGAGCAAGTGGATATTCTAAACCTTCTGGAGTCCAATAAAGGATTTGACCTTTGTAATTTTCCCAACCTCCTACTTCTTCAACTTCTTGTAAAACGTTTGAAGGATTGTAAATATTTATAAAATCAACTTTCTTTTTATCAATACTTTTTTTCTTAACCTTTCCCCAATCATCATAGACTGCAATTTTTCCCGCATTATCAACATCATCTTGTGGAACTAATCTACAATACTCAAAAGGAACGATTGAAGCTTCAGTAATTTGAAGCAATCCATTGTAATTAACATGAAGAACAATTGATTGATACTTTCCTTTGCTGTAAGTCATTTTTCGGATTAGTTTATCAACTGTTAATCCTTTTGAATTTACTTTTGCTTTATAGAAAGTTTCATCTTTTGCACCACCACCCATTACATATTTTGAATACATACGTAGGCAAGTAACTGCTGTTCCAGAATTGTTTACAATATCATTGATCCTTTGAGGGTAAAGATTATCAAAATCATAATTGATAATACCAAGCGATTTATTGTCTACTGCTGTAATTCTTTTTTCTACCTTGTCGGCTGTCGCTTTTACCTTTGCCATTTATTAAGATTTTTTTGCTGTTGGCTTTCTTTTCTTTACTAATGTAGTGCTTTCTTTTACATCTTCAACTGCATCTTTTATTTCAGATACAATTTCCTTTACTTCAGAAACAATTTCTTTTGCTTTACGTACAACTCTAACACCTTTTTTTATTATTTGTTCCCAATTATCTGGAACTTTTTCAAAGAATTTAATTAATGCAGGATTACTTCTTAAAGCTTCGATTAATTGTTCATCACTTGAATGTTCGGAAATAATATCGTTTCCATAACTTTGAATCACTTTACCTTTTTGTAAGTGAAATTGTTTGTTTGCCTTTTCCATAGCTTTTTGTTTTGTATTATCTAATTTTAACATAAAAAATAAATCTTCAACGCATTCACATTTTAAAGCTTTGTTTAATGGAATGCCAGTTAATAATCTGTTTAATTTACTTGCTTCAATAAATTCAATTGAATCGTGTTTTGTTCTCCATAAATGCTTCGTGCATTCATAACTTTTTACTCTGTCGATTAATTCTTCTAATTCACTCATAATAAAAAAGGGAAAACATTTATGCTTTCCCTTTCAAAATTAATGATTTATTTTGAATTATAACAATCCATCAACTACTGCTTTCGATAAAGCATAAGAAGTAATAAATAATGAATTTGGTAAACGCGGTTCTTTGTTCACATCTGTAAAGAAAGTGAAATCAAATGCACCTTGTGTATCTGCATTATTTGGATCGCGTTCAATAACTGTCATTTCAAGTCCAGTTGTTAAACCATAAACCTCAAATGCAGATTCTCCTGCTGTACCTCTGAAATAGTTTTCAGTAATCACAATGAATTTTCCGTCTTTCATTGCATTCAATTGAGCTTTTGTTGCAGGTGAAATATCAAAACCTTTCATCATTACTGTATGATCAAACATTTTATTAAATCCAACTTTAACCATTGAAGCTTTTGGTGCAATAGAGTTGTTTTTACCATCAATTTGGTAAGCAACCGCACCAGAAACAAGAACGATATCTTCAATAACTTCTGTATTTGTTCCATTGTAAACAACTGAAGCAACATCCTCATAGTTTATTACAACTGCTCTATCTCTTGTTCCACCTTGTAATGGATTAGTACAACTTTTTGAAATGTTAGCACTAATCTCTCCACATACTGTTGACATATTTTTAAATTTTAATAGTGAAAAATAGGGGAGTTTTTTATGCTCCCCTTTTAAATTAGTAAGCTACTTGAATTTCGTAATCCAATACAACTTTTGCATCGATATTAAATAAGAAATCAATGTAATTTTTCTTCGTTGTTCTATCAAAATGAACATCTAATTCTCCCATTGATCCTGCTTCTTCTGTTGCAACTTGTAAGTTTTCTGGAGTAACCAAAACAGCTCTGTGAGGTAAGAAGTATTTTGTTCCGTTTTTGTAGTAAGAACGAATGATTCTATCCCATAAATTGAAAGCATATAATTCAATTCCTCCAGATTTCAATAATGTAATTCCATTCTCTAATCTTTCAGTTGTGAAAGCAATATTTGCAGAAGTTAATTCTCTTTCATATTGATCAGCTACTGATTGAGTTACAACATAAACTAAATTAGCTTTTTCACGTAATCTGTAATCTGCTCCATAACGCATATTTTGTAACGCATTTGTTACTACTTTATTTGTTGTATCAGTAGAATTGAACTCTTGAAGTGCATAAGTAGATTGACCATTTTTAGAAGCTAAATCAGTTGTTTTTCTTGTAGCATCTGCAGAAACAATTGCAAAAATTTGTTTCCAGAATCCATCAATTTTATTGAAATAAGTAACATCTGTTCCTGCAAATAAAACTCCTGCAGGAGAATCAGTTGTTGTTGCAGCATCAACATCACCGAACCATGCGATTCTGTAAATTGCTTCTTGAATTGCATCTGCTAATAAATCAGAAACGAAATTAAAGAAATCTGTTGAAGTCAAATCTTGTTTTTGAACTCCTGCTTTTAAACCATATAAAAAGAATGATTCTTGTAAGTCAGTCCAACAAGCTTCTAAACGATCAGAAACTGGAGCAGGATTCCAAGATTTTTCTGATAAAGAAATTGTATTTGTTCCAGATGCAGGAGTACAACCTCCAGAACCTTTTCCAACCATTCCAGATAAACGACCTAAAATAGCGATTTGTTTTTTTGCAACAACTCCATTCACTATTGTGTGGAACTTGCTTAATTCTGGTTTCGAGAATCCACTCTCGAAAACTGCTTCACTTAATTGCTTGATTTCTTCTCCGTTGAAAGTCAAGTCTGCTGGTGTAATTAATGCCATAACTTTTTTCTAAATTATTTTTGTTTGTAATTTGCTCTTTTTTCTTGAGCTTGTTCTTTCAATGATTTTTTAGAGTTGTTATCTTCAACCTTTCTGAATGCTTGTGCTTGAGCAGGTGGTGTGTATGTACTTTTTACATTCGCCAATTTTTCCAATTCAGCAACAACTTCTTCTGATTCTGATTTCAAAGTATTGTTTTCAGCTTTCAAAGTTTCGTTTTCAGATTTTAATGCTTCAAATTCTGCTTTCAATGTTTCCAATTCAGCATTTGCATTATCTTCTGGCATAACTGGAATTAATTCTGTAATCAATCCTTCAACTGCAACAATGTCAATCATTCCATCTGGAGTTCTAAAAGTACCATTTGCAGGTTCTCCATTTAAAGTGATTACATCACCAACTGCTAATTCTTCTGTTGGAGTTTCAATCGTTCCATCTTCAGTATCAAATGTCATTGCTTTCGCTACTTCATTGTTTCCTTCTTCTGCAACTTTTGATAAACCCAACTTTGCTAAAGCTTCTTTCGTTCTTTCTAAAAGAGGTTTTTTCATTTCGTTTTGTTTTTCATTATAAATAAGTGCAACCATTTGCACGCTTTCCTTTGGTAAAATTTCAGAGATGAATTTCATCTTTAAACATTGTTCAGAAGTTAACGCTGTTTCAACTGCCATTAATCCACTGATTGCTTCTTTACTTACTCCAGTTGCATTTGCGTAAAGTGAAACAAGTTCTTTTTCATTCTCCTTAATCGAATCAGAATATTCTTGAAGCTTTTTAGCATCACCAGAAACATTCTGAAAATAAGGATTGTGAATTACATAAGAAACTCCTTCGATTGCTTTACGATTCTGCAATGGAGCAGCTAAATGAATAGCTGTTGCAATTGAAGCACATAAATCTTCTGCAATAGTTACAGCATTTGGAAGGCTTTTAATGAAATTTGCAATTGATTCCCCAACTGTAATATACCCACCTTGTGAGTTAATATGGAATACTATCTGCTCAACTTCACCAAGTCCTTCTACTTGCTCAACAACATCTATCAATTCAACACCTCTTTCAGTTACGTTTCCATTTTCATCGTAACTGTTACCGATTTGTCCTTTTATATAAACGTGTCCTATCATGTATTCAAAGATATTATTATATTTGCCCCTTAATAATGAACGAATTTTGTCAGTATGAAAGTCCACGTTTTAGGATTAGGTGATAGTTTAGAATATTACAAGCCAGATAATAATATTACAATTGGAGTAAATGATATTCATAAATATTATAAAACTGATTATGTTGTTTGTATTGATCATTTATTTGCATTCCCAAAAGATAGGCTTGAAACTATTTTAAAAACAAAATGTAAAGGATTCTATTCTCAAATTGTTGACTGGGGAATGATGATTCCAAGTTTTAAATTAATTGAATTTAATATTGGAAGAGGTTTTCTTCATGAACTTGATAATGATAAATTTTGTTATTCAAATAATTCTCCATTTGTAGCGTGTATTTTAGCTTACAAACTTGGAGCAAAAGAAATTATTTTACATGGAGTTGATTTAATTGATCATCCACACATAAAAGGAAATTCAAAAGAAAAAGCCTTGCTTGATTATAAAAATCTGAACAAGGCTTTTAAAAGTAAAGGAGTAAATTTATTTGTCGGAAGTAAAGATAGTTCTTTATCTAATTTTTTAGAAGTTTACCAACCTTTCTGAATACAATATTTTAATAAATCTTTTGGAGTGTAGTTTTGTGGATCATCTAATCCCAAAACCCATGCAACAAATTCAGAACAAATCATTCTTTTGTTTTCATCCTTTACTCTACGAAGTTTGATTTCTTTTTTCGTGAATAAACCCTTGATTATTTTAGAAGGGTAACGCAAAACAAACAATTCAAAATCATATCCAGTAGTTCCAGATTTTGAAAGTGCTTTTTCTAATGGATCAAACTCCCAATTTGGAGAGCTTGATAGATATTTATATTTATACTTCGCTATCCATTTATCAAATGGTCTTAAATTTACCCCATCTTTTTGAGCATCTACAATGAAAGGTTTTCCATCTAATTCAATATATAAAGCTGTATGTGAAATCTCGCTTTGTATAAATAACTTTATACCTTTTGAAATAATGCTTTGACCAGAACAATGCAAAATATCACCGTGTTTTAATTTTTCCATAATTTATAAATAATAATTAATTGCAATATCTGGATAATAAGTTTGTAAAACATCAAACATTTCAGATTTATGAGTTTCAATTTCAACTGCTACTGTTTCAGCAATAGTTCCAACTATTACATCATCATGACCATATAGTAAAAAATCTTTTAATGCTAAATTTGTTGGAGATAATTCATAATAAAAAGTTCCATTATTATTATCAACTATTCTATGAATCTCCACGTTAAATTGTTCCATAATTTATAAAGAATAAGTAATTAAATGCGACCATTGAGTAACCGTTGCTAAAGCTGTTGCTCCATTTGTTCTAATTGATTGTGGTCCTAATAAAACAGTATCTAATGGTAAATCAGTTGTTAATGTTCCTTGTGCAGTATTTCCAGTTACTCTATCCGTTATTCTATATTTAACCTCCATTGAATCGTGTTCATTGTATAAATCAAATACATAGAATTTATCTAATGATGCTCCTGCTGTTCTATTTGCAGGAAAGTTTGCACCTAAATCAATTTTAGAAGCTGTTCCACTAGCATCATTATAAAATACTTGTAAATTAGTATCACCTGCATCTGAACCGACTCCAATAAAATTTGTTAGAGATACAACATCAACCAAATTATTTATTGTACTTAAAGTTGAAATTGGAAGTAGTCCGTGAAATTGTTTTGCACCAACTACATATGCAGCATCTTGAATACACCACCCAACCGAAAAGCTAAAACCTTGACCAACTGAATGTCTTAATGAAGCCGTTCTAATTCCAGCCTTTGAGCCTGCTGTTGCCGTTGTTGGTATTTGCGTTCTTATTGTTCTTGTTATAATAGAAGTATTGGTAATTGAAATTGCGGCAGCCGTTCCACTTAATGCGGCAGTTGATACGTTACCAGATACCGAAAATGTAGCTGAACCATTATTGGCATAATATCCACCAGGAAATGCACTTGCTGTAAGCTGTGGTATAAATGATGCACCACTTGAAGGCTGTTTATTTTCCCATAAAGATGTTGAACTATTATATTGAATAATATCATTATTTGCTAATGTTCCACTATCAATTTTTACATTATGTAATTCATCTAATTCAAATCCATTAACAATTCTATAAATAATTCTACCTAATGTTGGCGAAGTCCTTGCAACTATTCCAATAAAAACAATATGATTTGGAGCTTGTGGTTTTGTTTTTGTTACATAACCTGCATTATTCGGATCAAGCCACAAAGCATCACCATCAACTAATGTATCAGCAGTAAATGGATATGTAGCACCACTCCTTGTATCTAAATCATGAAGCGTTCCCATTGCACAAACTAAACCATCTGAATTTGGAGCAATATCTGAAATAACACTTCCAAAAGTTCCACTTGATGTGCTTTCTGCATTTGCTTGTGCTTTTATTGCATTTGGTCTATAACCAGTTGAGCCACTTAAATAAACAATCGTTCCTTTTCTTAAAGTATCAACTGAACTATTATTTCTAACAACTACTGGTACTGTTTCAGAATAATCAACTATTCCATCATTATCAGTATCATAAGTTGTTTTCTGCATATCACCAGTCCCAATTGTAATGCTTTTATTTTCCCATTGAGAAGTGGTAAAATTGTATTGCAATAATTGACCATTTGTAGCATCTGTAATTGTAACATCATTTAAAGCATTTATTGAAATATTAGCATCTAGTTTTGTTGACCATTTACTTGCATTTTCAAAAGTTGAAGGAGTTAAATATTTTTCTGTTAACGTTCCTGCATCAACTTCGATTTGTGTTGCTGTTGTTGGAGCATCAATAAACTCCCAAGAAGTTCCATTTGAATAATATAATCCATTTGCTTTATATGTTCCTAATATTCTATAACCTTGTGAAGAAGAAACCCAATAAAAATCATTTGGATAGGATGTTGCATCTGGCAAACTTGAAAAATTTGAAACGGTATTAATTACTGTTCCTGCTCCGCTACCTCCCGAAGCTGGATTAAAACCCGTATTTTCAGCATACCAAAGTTCCCAAGCTGAAACACTAGCATAAGCGTTTCCATCTTCTTTTTTGATCTCTGAAAACTCAACTTCATTCAATCCTAAATCATCTGAATAAATAGTATATTTTTCATTTGACACATTGCTTTTTGTTACCTTAACTTCGTTAGCATGATCCTGCTTTATATCACCATTATTGTCAACGATATAAATGTAATTTCCTTTTTTGTAAATTTTCATTTTTCTATTTATTTAAACCTTTGTAAAATTCTGTAAACCATTCTATCAGATATTCCAAATACATCTGCCACATCTGAAACTGCTTGAGTACTCTTTTCACCTTTTTCCATTTGTGAATGGTAAGCATGGTAAATTTTCCTCCAAAAAATAACGTTGTGAGAAATCAGTCCCGCATGGACCAATTCTCTTAACTCTCCACTTTCGTGTAATTTATCTAAAATATCTATTGCCATTTTTCAAAGGTATTAAAATTCTGCTCTATTAACAAGGTTAACATAATTTCGTACTCCATCATTAATATCTTGAACTGCAACAACTGGATTAGGCATTAATTGAAATGCTCTAATCATTTGGTTTTGCATTTCAATTCTATTTTCAATCGAAGTGCTTATTCCAGTTCCAACTGCTCCACCTTGTGCAAATTTAACTCCACCACCATTCTGAAAGAAAGAAACTCCACCACCTAACTGATTCAAGCTACTTAATTGATTAATCATTGCTGAAGATCGTTTATTAAGAATGAAGAATGCTTCATCTTTTTCCACTTCAATTTGTGTTCCATCATCAAAATATCCTTTCGTTCCACCTGCTGAATGTGGCTTCCCTCCAAACATACCACCTTTTTCAAATTTCGGTGTAGGCTGTGAAACAATTGTTGCAACTTGAACAGCACCTAATGCAGCTGCAATTCCTGCTAAAACTAAATTTGGAAGTGATTGAGCAACTCCAGTCGCTGTTGCTATAATCGCATTAATTAATTGAGCTTGTTTGTTTTTTTCAAAAGCTTCTTTTTTTAATTTCGCTTCTTGCTTTGCATAATCAGAATCAAGTTTACTTTTTTGAGCATTAAATTCCGCTTGTGAAATAATCCCTGCATCAAGTTGCTGTTTTAATAAATTTTGTTTTTCATCATATTTATCTTTATCCTTATTTAATTCAGCTTGAATTTGATTTTGTTGAATCTGAAATAAAGAATCTGTAAGTTGTTGAGTAGCGTTAACAATCGCCAGGATTTCATCTTTCTTTTGTTCTTTTGTTTTTTCAACTTGTTTTTTAGAATTATCATCCTGCTTATTAAAAGTTTGTTTTTGTAATTCCAATGAATCTTTCTGAAACTCTAAATCAATTTCTTTTTTCTTTTCTTCATTGTTTTTATACTTCTCTAAATCTAAATTGTAATTTTCTTCAAGTATTCTAAACTTTGCAAATTGTAATTCACTCCATGCAGCAAACTCTTGTTCTGTTCCTTTTACTTTTTCTAAATTTATTTCAGCTTCAAGTAATGCAATATTTTGTTTAATATCAATTTTTTCTTTTTCAATATTATTTTCTGTTTCCAGTTTGAAATTAGCTAAATCAATTTCTGCTCTTTTAGAATCATTAATATATTTATCATCAATAATTTTTATTTCTTTTACTTGATTTTGTTTTAATAATGTAATTTCTTTTTTATTTCCTTTTGCATCTTCAATTTGTCTTTTATAGTTTTCATTTACAGAATCTATTTCAATTTGTCTATGCTTATCATTTAGCTTTTGTAATTCAATAAGTTTTGCTGATTCAATATCCACTAATTCTTTTGCATTATCTTTTGAAGTATTTGTTAAAAACTCATACTTTGCATCTAATTGCTGTTTTTCTTCTTCATATGATAGTTCTTTTCCCTGCAATATTAAATCACTTAAACGTCTTTCAATTGCTAATCTATCATTATATTGTTTTTCTGCTTCTGCTTTTAATTTTTCATTGTGTGCCTTATCTCTTTCTTCAATATCTTTGTAAGCTTGTTTAACTGCTAATGATTTTTTTGTTTGATATAAGTCTAATTCAAATTTAGAATTTTGATATGCTTCCAATTCATTATTTGCTCTTTCAACTAATTCCTTTACCTCGTCCGCAGTACCTTTTTTCATAGCAATATTTAACTGCTTTATTGTGTCCTCTCTTTTTTTCCATTGTTCATCTGCTAATTTTTGAAGTAAGGCATTATCTTTCTTCATGTTTTCAATCTTTAAAGCATTTATTTCCTCTAAAGATTTCCCTTCAAGTTCAGCTCTTTTAATTATTAAGTCTGAAACTGTTGCCATATTTGTTTTTTGTCTTTCAATAGCTTTTAAGTTTTTTTCAATTGCTGCCGTGTGCATTTCTTGAGCAAGAATTGCATCTTGTTCAACTGAATCATTCCACATCTTTAATGCTGCAACTATTCCTACAATTGCTCCAACCATTAAAAACATAGGATTCATAAGGATTGTTTTTCCTAATGAAATTAATGCAGATCCCATGCTTTTCAAACCACCTAAAGCTTCTTTGAATGTCATTGATTTAGAAATTACAGCCATTTGTTTCATTTTTTCTGAAACTCCTGCAAAGTCTAAATTTTCTAAATCTCCTTTTATTAATCCAATGTTATTAGACATTTGTTCAAAACCAGTTCCACCAGAAGAAGCCTTAACATTTTCATTTACTTCTTTTATTTTATCTCCAAGTTCTCCTGCTCTTTGTGTTGCTTTTTGATATTCTTCTGATCCTGCATCAAGACCAACCATTTGACTTTTTAAATCTTTCAATTCTTGTTTCAATCCAAGAATACCTTTTGCATAATTACCAACCGATCCAGTAAAATTTCCAACTGCTTCTTCTTGTTCATTAATTGATTTTTTTAATGCAAGGTTTTGTTCTTGAAGTCTTTTTCCTTCTTCTGAATTTACTCTTTGTTCTTGTGTTAAATTATTAAATGCAATTATTCCAGATTTTAAAGCTTCACGCATCTCAACAATTGATCCAGTATTTTTTTGGCTTAATCTATCATTAATTTCAATTGCACTTGCATTATCTTTAAGCTGTTTTGAAGTTGCTCTGATTTCATTTGCTAATTTGGCATACTCAACTGTTCCCTGCTTATTTTCGTTTTTCAGAATAGCTTGTTTGACTTTAAGCTCCTCTAATTTCTTTGAAGCTTCTTCACTATTCTTTTTTAAACTTGCAACATCAAGTTCAACTTTTAATAATACTGTTTTTGTTTCGCTCATAATCGTACAAATTCACAAAGTGTTATATCACCTTTGTAGTTTTCAATTTTGTTTAAATAAAAATATCCATCAATTCCAATTTCTGGAACGTGTAAATATTTTGGTATAATGAAATTCAACTCCGAAATTTCCTTTGCTGAAAGTTTAATTGGAAGTTTAATTGCCTTTGTTTTGTCAAGTATTCCAGAAAGTGCTTCATAAAATTCTGGTATTGTTTTTTCAAACCCAATAAACTTTGCAAATGGAATGTAAGTATTTTTATTTATTGTTGTTGTTCCATCTGTATAAGCAACATTAAATGAAGTGTTCTGAACTTCTAATTGTAACAACCTCCAATCTGGTTTGTTCCATACATAGTTATTATCAAATGCTTGTACCTTTGGAATATTATATCCTAAATATTTTCCTGCTTGTTCTGTTGCAGGATGATTTAATTGAACAACTGTTTTTTCAGCTTCAAAGTTTTCATTATAATAGTAAAATAATAATCTCCTAATTGATCGGTTACATCATCCCTATCTTTAAAACGCATCCAATTCTTTTGTGCATAATTTCCAAATTGAAAGCTCATTGCTAAACTTCCTTTTTGAACCTTTTCACTCCAATCTTCTGCAATCGATTTATTTTTTATAATATCATCAAAGTAATTGAATTGAACGTTTCTGGTATAACCATTCGTTTGAATTACAACTCCTCTTAAATTCAAAATATCTTTTAATACATCCTTAACCTTCATTCTGTATAAATCAGAAAAATTCGTATCAGTTAAATGAGTAATTTTTCCAGAAGGAGTAAATGTAAATTTACTTGAAGAAGTACTTGCTTTTACTGTAATATTTGTATCTCCAAGAACTGCATCACATATTAA